CAAAGCCTTCTCAACTTTTTTTTGCGAGGTTTCTAAATTTGAAAGGGTTGTGTCATACACAATTTCTGATTGATTAGAAATATTTCCCATTTTTTTGCGGCCAGATGACTTTCCAGAGCCGCCGCCGCCGCCAAGAATAAGCACTCGAGAGTCAAAACCTTGCGGCGTTGGGTTTGACAGCTTTCGTTCATATAGCCGATCAATAAACTCGCTCGCTGGTTCTTGTACGGCTGATGACAACGAACGATTTTTACGATACTCATCGGATAATTCTCTAGCATCATCCGTGTTTAGAATGCGTCCACCCTGCGTATCTTCTAGTTTGGAATAGCGATCGGCCAGGTTTTCAAAATTACTTTTTAGTTTCTTTGCAAAGTTTTGCTTTGCTTTGTCTGCAGCAGATTGAGTTATTTGTTTTAAGACAGTCTTCCCGCCTTGAGCAGCAGGCAGTACATCAAAGGCAGCGAGCTTGGCGTCGTCTGACAGCTGCAGCGTCTGGCCTTTGCCGGTCACCAGCGGTCTGCCTTCAGCTGGTGCCTGTAACGCCTTCGGCGTGCCTTGCCATTCAGGGCCACCCATCACCGACCTGGTACCTTGCTTGGCACTGCCGACAAATGGCAACAGATCAGCCAGGCTCATCTGGCCCAGACCAGGCACATCGACCTGACCTAGGCCATCAACGAAGCGACCGATCTGCTCGAGGGTGACGCCTGCAGTCTGCAGCGCAGACTCTAGTTTTGTCGGCTGCACAGCGCGGATCTCACCGTAACCTTGCGGCGCATCAGTGCGCGTAGCGCTCGGGCCGGCAGCGAGCTGCATACCGTCCAGCGACGGCTCCTCGGCCATCGGCTCGGGTTCGTTCGTGGCATCAGGGAACGCTGCTGTAGTCAGCAGGTCAACGTATCTCTGTTCGATCGCGCTGTATGCCATGTCACTCTCCAGCCTGGTCTAGCAGTTTCTTGATCTGAGCCAAGTCTCTTTCCTTCTTTTGGTCGCCCTTGGCCAAATGCTCAAGCTGCGACAGGTTCTTGCGGCTGATCGGGCCGTTAATCCACTTCTGCTTCGACCAGACTCTATCCAGCTGCTCGCGGGCAGACTTGGCAGCTTCGCTGTTTCGGCGCTTCTCCAAGCCGGTCTCCAGCTCAGTCAGAATCTGGCGAGGCGTTGGCGCAGCTTTGCCTTCGCGGGCATAGCGGGCTTCGATCTCTTTGGATTGTGCGACGAGCTCCAGCCGGCGCTGGAATTCTTGCCCTTTGGGATCGAGCACCACCACGCTGCCAGGTACCACATTGATGCCGGCTAGTTTGTTAATCCCGATGTCGAGATCCTTTTGATCTTGTTTGTCGGTTCGATAAAACAGATCCAGTGCAGAGATCGCGTTGCTGGTGGACAGACCTTGTTTGGTCAATGCCCAGATTTGACTTGGGTCAGTGATCTTGTTGTCGTAAATCATCTGACGCAAATTGAAGTACACCGCCGCGTTGCCTTCGCCAACCTTCGCCGGCTCGAGTAGATCCTTGAGCACACTTAGCGGCACAGCGTCAGGGTTGCTGCGAGCGATCTCTGCAATTTCTCCAGCGATCCTCTTGCGCTCTTTGCTGCCTTCCGGCAAAGCCACAGCCTGCTGATACAGCGGCACAAATTTCTTGACCGCCTGAACCTTGGCCTCTTCAGCTTGTTGCTTCTTCAGGTTCTCGCGGCGATTCAGCGCGATGTCCACATTGGCGTTGATCTTCGCCACTGCTTCCATATCGGTATTCAGCAGGCCGAGCATGACGCCGCTCATCTTGTCGAGCTGGCCGGTCATGATCTTTTTGCCCAGCTGCGGATCGTTCATCAGCGTGTCATTCGTCAAGATGTGCCGGGTCACCGCATTGATCTTGGCGTCGCGCAGCTCTTTGTCAAAGCCGTCCATGATCTCTTTGGCCAGCCCTGCGTCACCTAGCGACATCGTCTGCGTCCGCAAACCAGAGCGCAGTGTGTCTGCCAAAAGGTCTACTGAGTATTTCTGCCCGGTTGCTGGGTCGGTGTACTCACCTTGCGAAACCGTCGCCTCAAGCACTTGCTTAATGTTGTTGGCGTTGTCACGCACCTTGATGACGTTTTGCGCCTTGGTGCGCTTTGCTTCTGCCTCGAGAGCAGTCTTCAGCACCGTGTTGCCGTGCGTGGCAAACGTCGCATTGAACTTGATCGCGGCTTCTGGATCGACCTTCGCCAACGAGTCTGTGTAACCCTTGCTGATCGATGCAATCTTTTGCTGCACCTGTTCAGTCGTCAGCGCACCAGACTCGATGTCAGTAAGCATCTGAGTCAGAGCGCTCATGCCTTCAATCTCAAAGGCACTTGCGACTTGCAGCGTGCGAGCTTTCTTGAGCGCTTGGCCGAAGTAGGTCAGATCACCAGTGATTGTATTGAGCCCTGGGATTGCACCAGGCAAACCTTCTTTGGCAAGCTGCAGCTGTTCGAGTATCGGCGGGTTTTCAGCGGCAAAGCGCAGCGCTTCCTCCTGGCGCTTCTCTTTTGCCATGACGTTGATGCTGCGACCCATGCGGTCGAGGATCTCGGCCATCGTGCTGGCACCACGCGCTTCCTCACGCGAAGCGATGGTGTAATCAACCCTCGGTGCATTGACCTGTTGCATCGGCACACCGCCGACTGATCGGATCTGCAGCTGTCCTGATTCGAGTCTCTCAGCCATTACAGTATCGCCTTTCCTGCTTCAATCGCACCTGCAGTCAACGTCGCACCAGCAAGCAGACCACCAGCCTGACGAGCTGCTTTGCCGGCCTGCTGGTACTGGCCAGCCTGCTGGCGAGCAGCAAACAGGTTGAGCGTGTTCTGCATCTCGGTCGATTGCAGCATCGCGGTCACATCTTCAAAGCCCATAACCTGCGCGGTCAATGCGTTCAGGTCTGCAATGGCTACGTCTTGCATGACGTTGCGCACGTTTTCGTTCTGGATCGCTTGGGCGCTGCCCTCACCAAATGCGACACCTGAAGCAGCTGCTCGAGCTCGCATCGCGGCATTAGTCTTGCGCAGGTTCTTCAGAAGCTGGTTGCCAGCAATCTGATAGTTCCTGGCCTCGATCTCGGCCTTCTTGAGCGTGCGTCCAGCTTGCACCTGTGCGTACAGGTTTGAGTACTCAGCATTGACCTCGGCCACCGCAAGCGTATTGCGAGCCTGCAGCAGGTAGCCGGTCTGCTGTTGAATGGCAGCCGCCTGCTGTGCCTGTGCTTGACCGTAGGCATTGATGAAGCCTGCAACACCTAGCATTTGTCCTTCAGTAATTGCCATGTCAGGTTCCTGAGTAAACGGCCACGCGGAAATCCAGGCCGAGCAGGTTCATCTTCAGCGGCAGGTTCTGCGACACCTCGATCGACTGCTCGCGGCTGTAGCCCAGCACACCGTTGACGCGCTTGATGCCGGTAAATGTCGGCACAGGGTCATCCAGCAGCGGGTTGTCCAGCAGCCGAAAGGCCACCTCGTTGTTGTTCAGGATGCAGTGCTGCGTGTCCTCAAGCACTGCGCTGATCTCTGTGATTCGTTTTTTCATTGAGACCCGGCTGCCGGTCTGCAGCTTGACCTCGACAGGCATGGTCTTGACGTAGACCGTAATTGGCAGACCAACCTCGTAACTCGTCACAGATTCGCGATCAAAGGTCACCGCGCCGCTGCCGCTAACAGTTTCATTACCCTGCGGCACACCATCGCAAATGACGTTCAGCGACTTGCCAACGTGTGGAAGACCAGAGCCGACGCCACCAGCGGAGCCGCCGGTAAAAGCGCAGTCGGTGTATAGGTCGTCCTTAAATTGCTCGATGAAGTAGCGCGTCGTGCCATTGAACACGCGCTTGGTCACGCAGTAGATCTGCGTCACGTCCACGCCAATATCAATGAAGTCGCCGTCGGTGATGAATTCGCTCGGCGCTGTGATCTGCTGGCTGCGCATGATCGAGAAAACAGCCATCGTGCCGTCGCTGGTGTTTGTCATCAGCAACAGATCAGACTCATCCGTGCTTGAGGCACGCCGCAATGCAATGCGCTGTGGGCCTTTCAATAGGTGGCCTGCAAGCAGCGAGATGCGCTGCGTGATGTAGGTCAGCTGCGTGTCAGAAAAGATGAACTCATTAAGCGATTTGCCCTGGCGCTGAATGTAGATCGAGCCAGATTCCACTGACTGCACGCGGGTGCCAGGCTTGATGCCGTTGCGGCTGACGTTCTTGAACGTGAAGGTCAGCGGCGTGATGGGGTCAGTACCCTGCTGCGGCACAAAGAATTCACCACCGGTCGTAAACACCTGGAAGTCACGCGAGCTGATGATGTCGGTGATGACGTTGAGCTCGTTGGTATCAAGCGTCGCTTCGACTGCATCATCGTCCAGCGACTCGCTTGGCACGAAGTCAAAGAACAGACCAATCTTTGAGCCCCACACAGTCGATGGGCGAGACTTACTACCGCCAAAGTACAGACGGCCTTCATGAAACGTCACCGACCGAGGCCAGCCTTTACCAGAGCTCCACACATCCTCGTAGCCGGTTTCGAGTTCCCACTGTCCATTAGCGATTGCCGACGTATTAAAGAATGGGTACTCCGTGATGGCATCAACCGATGTGCCAGAGTTGAACCGGACAATCTTTGCACGACCCTGCGGGCTGGCATTGACGTACTGGTTGACATGGCTAGACGTGAATACCGATGCAGACGCCGTCAGCGTGATGTTTCCTGACACAGCAGAAGGCGTCACCGTGCCGGATGGGTTGCTGGTTGCCAGCGTGAATGCATACTTTGGAATGCTGTCAAACGTAATTGTTGTCGCCGTCCAAGCCGTATCGCTAGTGCGCGTGATACGCACAGGTTGTAGATCAGGATGCACGACGATTAGCGTGTCAGCCGACTGCGTCCAGCACATATCGTCAACGATGCTGCTGCCAATGCTGGTCGTCAGATACGGGTTGCCTGACGCATTGATGTTGGTCTGTACGACACCGTTCTTGATGACATACATGCGGTTGTGTGTAAAGCACAACATGTACGAGTCATCGACAGAAAACTGGAACGGCACCAGGCGCACGCCGTTGCCGGCAGACGCGGTGCTACTGTTGGGTAATTCGTAGATGTGCTTGAGACCAGGCCGGCGGCGCAGGCCACCTTGCGGCTGGATCAGCACATTGGTGGCCTTGGCCAGCGCATTGCCGTATGACTGTAAATCCACGCGAGCACGCAGCAGCGGGTCGAGCTCGCCGGTGCTGAAATTCGTGGTGAAGTCAACAAAGCGCATCAGCCCCTCACTGCCACCAAAGTCCAGTCTTCAAAGACTTGGTTCGGGCTGTTGGCGCCATCGATCTGCATGGCCTGTCGGAAGTAGCCGCCGCGACCATTTTCAGCCGGTGCGCCGGTGGCCACGCCTTGCCAATACGCAGACTTCTCGCGCTGCTCGGTGATAGGCTCGGCCAGGTGCCATGCCAGCATGTACTTCATCAGCTGCACGAAATACTGCGGCCATGCGTACTCAGGGGCGCTGTACTGGTAGTCGATAAACACCGTGCTGATATTGGTCAGCAGCTGGTCGCCTTGGATTTCCCACTCCTTGTAGAGCGGCGCACCAGGAGAAGCAGTTTCGCGCACGGCGCGAGGGTAGGCCAAGCGGTCACCCGGCAGCTGGTAGGCGTATCGCCACGCAGAGTTGGGCGCTGTGATCAGCTGCGCCAGCTGCACCTTCTTGATGGAAAACTTCCACGGGTACATAACCAGCGTGGAGTCACGAATGTCTGGGTATAGACGGTCGCAGGCATTGGCCTCATCGGTGCCGTCATTGAAAGACGAGATTGCCTTCGCGCCCAAAAGGATCAGCGCGTCAGAGCAGATCGAAACGCCAGTATCTCCAGCTGCCATTGCAACCTCTTAATGTGAGAAGGGGCTGGCCCATGTTTCAGAGACCAGCCCCCAGCACTACTGGAACAGCGGGTTAGTCGCTGTCAGTGTTCGACAGCGTGGTGCCGTCGGTCACGTCCACCACACCCGATGCGTTGGACACCACATACACCAGAGTGACGACGGCGGTCGAACCGGTCGAAGTCACGCAGTGGATGATGTCGCCCACTTCCAGAGTGTTGGCCAGCGAGTTGAAGTAACCCGACGTGTTGACATCCGCGATCGTGTCTGCGGTCTTGTAGCCATACATCGACGGGGCGTTGCCGCGTTTGGACGCGGAGTAGGCTGTA